TTCTATGTTCTTCTTGATTTCTACTTCACCATTTCTATTTACTCTTAATATGTCTTTTATGTCTCCTACTTTGGCTAATGTATTCCCTTGCAAATTGATTGAAATCACCTTTGGCTCGTGATATGGTTCATAAGTCATATCATCATTATCTATAGTTACTATAATATTAGTATAATCCGTATAATCCCCTTTTGTCCCACTATTTGTTGTACCTATATAAAACCATATAGCCAAATATTTTTGTTCTCCTATTAATTCTGGAACTGTAAAAGATATTTCTTTCTTAGTTCCAGTTTCTGCTAACGCTTTTCTATTTGTACTATCTTTGTTACTTAACCCCAATCTATATGCTCCTGCTCCAGTAGACTTGTTCGGAATAATATCTGCTTGCATACGGACTACTTTTCCAATATAATTTGATAAATCTATTATTGTATACACACCAAAAAGTGCATCACCTTTGGTGAAATCATTTTCTGCAGTTATTCTTATTCCGTTTGTAATTGTTTTGGTTGTATACCCATAATGCTCATATCCTTTTAATGTATTATCAAATAAATTCTTTCCACTCTGTTTCCACCCAATACTATTTATAGTTTCAATCTCTTGTGAATATTCTGGACTTGGCGATGGAGTACCTCCTGTATAAGGTTCGTAAGATTTTTCTGCTGTTCCTTCATAAATCATTAAGTTTGTATAAGTAGTATTTGTTGTAGCACTTTCATCGTAATCTGTTCCACTATAAATCCAGACAGTATCTACATCACCCCCAGTAGTGAATGAAATTTTTTTAGTTCCTAACGACATTCTTATATAATTTACGTCCTCATTATTATATTGAAACCTAAATAAAAAATTAGGAGATGTAACAGTACTATCCGTATCTATTTCATCTGCTTGAATTGTATATGTGGTATTTGCCTTCAATGAAATTGGCACAATTCTATTATTTGGCGAACTGGTGACAGTAAAGCTACTAGAAACATTTAAAAAATTATATCCTTCTGTTGTCTTTTGCTCACTATTTCCATCTGATTTCAAACTTACAATCGGCAGCTCTACTGCATTATTGCATATTCCATTTGTTGCAATTTTAGTTGGTTGATTATCTATATACTTTTTTATCATTGCTGGATAGTCTCTAAATACGTTGTAAGGTGTCTCTAATGCGTTCTTTATTTGAGTTTTTGTTTCATTTAAATAACTTAACTTTTCTGCTGTTGTTCCCATTAGATTACCTCCCCATTTATAAAGTCTAGTACAGTATCTATATCACCAATTTTTCCGTTTATTGTTGCTATCCCATCTGCATTCTTTTCTATTTTTTCATTCTGTGTTGTTTGTTCTTCTTGTATTGCTGTTATAGTTTCATTTGTTGTGCTATCGACTTTTTCTAAACTTTCTAGTTTTTTGTTTGTAGTTCCAGCATTTTCATCTAGCTTGTCCCAGTTTTCATTTAATGTTTTTTCAATATCAAAATTATTTGTATTTGTCGTTGGATTATCCTGCTTAAATAATTTTAAATTAGTTGTTTCGCTCATTTTAAACCTCCTATGCTGTTCTTTTCCACATATAGCAAGTTATGTATGGTTGCAATAACGACAGTGATGTAGAACCTGCAGACTTTGTTGTTTGTTGTCCTGATGCAGAAATTGTATGAGTGTGTCCTGCACCTCCACCTTTACTCTTTGCAAAATTTTCCACGTTTCTTAAAGTTTTACTCCAAGCAGTAGCTACAGACAACGCATTAGCCTCCACTGATTGTGCAGAACCTCCGCTAGTCTGCCAAATATCATGTGTATGTGCGGGGATTTGATTTACTGTTAGTACTGTACTTCCAGTATTTCCTCCGTGATTATGACTTGCTATTGTGTGAGTATGTGAGATATTTGCAGTTTTTGAACCTCCAGCCTTTTCGACTGTTTTAAAGTCGTTGTCTGATGCATCGACTCCAACAGGTACTCTTCCACTTCCCCATAACACCCATGTTCCAAATCCTAAATATGTGGCTGGATTAATATTTGTTGTTTCCATTCTTATATGTCCAACCGGATTTTCTGCTTTTTTGACTTCTAAAATTGCATCATTTATAGCCATTTTTATATTATTTTGAAAAGTATCAAACATTTCTTTATTTAATTTCGTTTTACCATTTTGAAAGTCAATTTCAATCATTTTTTTCTCCTTTCAGCGTTTCTATTTCTTTCTTTAATTCTTCTATCTGTGCTTGTTGTTCTTTTACAATTGGATATAACACCGATGTCATTGAATAGTTATCAACTCCATCATTGTCTTCACTTGTTATCTTACTTGAATAATTAAAATTATCACCAATTACAAATCCAATGTGCTTTTTCTTAATATCATCTTGACTCTTTAAATTATACTTGTATATATCTGTATTATTTAAAATATCTATTGCTTCTTCTAATGTTAATTTTTCAAAGTTTTTCTTTTGACTTTCTAGTGATGTATTAACAAAAGATTCAGCATATACATTTCCATGAACAAGCAATTTCTTAAAGATTGAAACAAGAAATCCCCAATTTGCATTGCCGATTTGAACTCTTCCCTGCGTATTTGCTGCATAAGTTCCATTGTCGCCAGTTAATACATTGTACCAAGTATAAATTGGTTGAGTTACCCCATCATCATCATTCTTTCCTAACCCTAAGAAGTATGCATCTTTATCTATTGCAATTAGCAATCCTCTTTTAGATGAATCTGTCTCAATACCATCAGTTCCTATTTTCCCAACATGCACATTATTAAAATAATAATCGGTCCCATTTTTATCAATTTGCATTAATATATTCCCTTTACTGTCTTTTGACCTCAGATAATTATTTTCTCCAATATCTATATTCCCTGAAAATGTTCCATTTTTAGCTTTCATATTTCCATCAGTATCAACTAAGAAATTCCCGTTTGCTGAAACAGTTCCGTTGATATTGATTTTCTTGGCATCTATTGATACCGACTCAGCACTTTGATTAATTTTTGAAATAATTTCATCGTTTCCAACCTTCTTTCCAACCACAGAAGTTATATTATCCGTTGTTTGTTTGATATTAGAATATTGTTTTGTTGCATTTTCTTTTGTTTCATAAGTTTTACTTACTGAACTCGTAATCTCGCCAGCTTTTAAACTTATAGCACTATTCATTTCTGTTGTTGTGCTGTAATCTTCTAGCTTTTTATTTACTGATAAATCTACTGATTCCTTAGTTTGTTTTATCTCGCTATTCATTTCTACTTTTGTAGCAAAAGTATCTGAATATGTACTCTTTATCACGTATTTAGCTTTTATTCTTGCTGTATAGTTGTTTATTGTAATTGTATTAGTTCCTTCTTTTAGAGGTATTTCAAGCTTTCCTAAGTTTTCTACGCTTTCCTTTGCTTTAGTTGAGCCACTCTTGTTTACTCTTCTTATTACTTTTGCCTGTCCATTTTCTAGAACAAACTCATCACATACTTCACTATTTTGTCTTAATACCTCTGTTATTCCTAATGAATATGTCTTTATATTGTTATCTTTATCAGTTAGACTTATGAGGTCATCTCCTTCTAAATACAAGTCGTCATCTAATGTTAATTTATCATCTAGTAATAAATAATTAAATACTGTATTGTTTCCATATATGTGTAATTCTAGCAGGTTAGCCTCTATACAATTCTCTAGTGTTACAGTCTTTATTTCTTCTGCTGTTCGAGTTAAGTCTTCAATATCTGATACCTTTTGAGATATGCTATCAACTGTTTGTTCTATCTTTGTTACTTTTTTAGAAGTTTCATCTACTTCACTTATAACGGATTCAAGTTTTTTATTTACTTTATCCATAATGATGTATGCTTTATTTATTTTCTGGTCTGTTTTGTCTGCTTTTGTATAATCAGTCTTTGTTTCTGTTGGCATTTCGGTATAAATTGTTTCTTCTAGCCCCTGTGTTATTTTTATTTCATCATTGAATAGAACACAATCATATAACTTGCCATGTACATTAGCTGTATATCTATCACATAAGTCTAAGAAGCATATTCCTCTACTGTCGAAGTTGTTTGTGCAATAAGTTAAACCGTTTAATTTTTCTAAAATAGCTGGTAAATAATCACTTCTATCATTGTAATTCATTATCTGATTATCTATTATTTTCAGCTCACACAATCCATTATTTTCAATGCTTTCTTCATCTTGTAAATATATGTTGTCACTTTCCCCACTTCTGCTTAAAACAATTGAATTTATTGGTCCATACAAATTATCAAACGTAACGTTTGTATCTTTGAAATAATCTTCATTAAGTTCTATTGCACTCTTCTTTGGAATATATCTTATTTCTAGCTCATCATTTGAATTTATGCATATTGTAGAAGCTGTTACTTGTGCTAATTCATCAAAAACATCTCTGAATGTATAATCGTAACCTGTATAATAATCAGCAGTTAATTCTTTGTCGCAGTTTGCAAAATTATCGTTGTAACTTGCAAATGTTAATCCTATGTAATCGCATAATTTCTTTATATAGTCCTTTACTTTAATTGGAAATGTAATTTTCATATCTTCATAATCTTTCATTGAAGATAACATTTTATCATAGCAAGTATGGCTATAACTCATTGTATCTGCATTGTATTCAGCATCTTTTGATACTATATAATTACCAAAATCAATATATTCAAATCCTTTCAAACCACTTGATAATAAATTTACTGGAATTTTGTTAAGTCTATTTACTTTCATTGCGTGTACTTCTGCAACAGTTAAGCTTAAATCAACTTGTACACCGAACTTAACATTTATAACTGTATCTTTCGGTATTGCTACACTTGACTCAATATCTAATTGTTTCATAACAGATTTTAGTATATTTCCTTCAAAGTGTGGAGTCACAGAAAAAAGAGTATCACTGTCTAAGAAATACTCTTTACCGTTTATTGTATATGTAATTATTGTATCTAGCATTCTTCCATAAGAATTAATTTCTTTTATGAATTTTTCACTTACATTCTTCATTACTTTCTCCTATCTACCGCAATAAACGATAAATCAAATGGTTGTCCCTTTTTTATGCTTTTATAAACTATCTCCCAATCGCCCGAGTACGTTTCTATTGATATTTCTTTATGCTTGTTTGGATCTATATACCTGATAGTCTGTCTAGCATTATCAAAATGTGGTGCTAAGTATGTTAGTTCATCTTCATTTAAGCTTCTAAAACTCATTACAAATTTAGGAAATATTCCAATCAATGTTCCGCATTTGCTTACCACTTAACGCTCTTCCAGTATCACTGCTCCACAGTTTCGGATATGAATACTTTACTTGTGTTAGATATTTTCCCATTGAAATGCCGTCCATATATAAACTGTCTTTATCTAAAAACATTTTTTCCTCCTAACTAAAAAAGCCTATCAATCGATAGACTCTTATCTATTTGTTGCAAATGCTAGTTCTTCACTTCTTTTCGCCATTTGACGTTGTATTAATCTTCCGTCTAAATAAACATTTGTTGAACCAGACGAACTGATTTTTCCAGCTAATTTATCTGCTAATATATCAATCCATTCTGTATTGTTTTCGAGTGGCATTACAGCCTCTTTTCCAGCCTCTCCAAGAATAGCTTGAGTAGGTCGTGATATTATTCCACCTTTTGCCAATAGTGGTATTTGTGGAATACTAAATCCTAAACTTTTTCCACCTATTCCTGGTACCCAATCTGGAACACCAAATTTTATTTTATTTGCCCCTCTTATAAGTGAATTTATGCCTCTTATAATTAAGTTTAATGGAGCTTTTGCTATAGCCCACAAAGAGTCAAATATTCCCTTAAATATCTGTTTGAAACCTTCAAGTGCAGTTTTCATATCCCCCGTAAATATTCCTTTGAATACTTTTCCTACACCTTCAAATATCTCTTTAACACCTTTAAATACACTCTTAGCCGTTTCTTCCATGTTTTCAAACGGAGCTTTCAACATTCCACCTATTGTTGTAGTTATTCCATCTAATACACTGACTAAATTCCAAAATATAGCCACTATAATATCAATTACGCCTTTTATAAAATTCCAAACTGGCAATAATACATTATTCCATATCCATTGACCAACAGTACTCAATACGCCTTTTATCGTATCCCAATTTTGTATAATTAAGCCTACAACAACAGCAATTGCAGCAGCAATAATTAATGGCCAACCACCGAATATCAAGGCTAAACCTGCAAGTATTACTCCTATATCAGTTAAAATCTTTCCAAAATTTTGCCAGCTAGGATTTTCTATTTGTGCTTTAACATCTTTTATTAGTGATATGATTCCCATTATAAGTACACTAATTCCTAATCCTTGTATACCCGTAAGACCAAACTTGATTGCAATTATTCCTGCTAATATGCTTGCTAAAATCCCTAGCATTATGTCCTTATTATCTATTATCCATTGTAACCACTGAGGAACTTCTCCTTGCATTTTACTCAAATCAACACTAGGCGTAGCTCCACTCGACGATTTATTATCTTGAATTACATTCATTTCATCAAATCCCGCTAGACTTTTTTGTATTTCTTTTGTTGACTTTGCTGTACCACTTGCACAGTTTTTCATTTTTTGAAAGTTTTTTGCACTTGAATTTGAGAATAAATTAAGTCCGAACCAAGCTGTAGTTATTGCATTTACATAACTTAACACTGTGAATAGTATCTTTGCAAGTCCTTGTATTGCTGGTGCGATTATATTTGCTATGCAGTACCCCATGTATTCAAAATCAGCTGATACTTGCGGGTTATATTGTTTTACTAAATTTACAGCTCTGGTAACCATACTCCATGCAGTTCGAACTCCTGCAACCGCCATAACCATTTTACCAATTTGACTTATTGTAGCTGTTAATTTACTTTTTACATTGTCTATTCCCTTTTCCATATTTTTAGTCTTAATTTGGTCAATTTTAGCTTTATACTCTTGTATTTTTAAGTTATTTTCTTGTTGTTTTTGTTTCACTCTGTTTAACTTAGAATAAACTCTTCCTATTCCATTCGATTGTCTATCAATCTCTTGATTGGCCTCTGCAAGAGCCATTTGTAATTGAGCCATTTCTGCCGGATTTGATACAGTTAATTTTCCACCATTCATTGTTTGTAATTCCGAAATTTTAGTCTTGTATTCATCAGCCTTAGCCACCAACTCTTCATATTTATTTACTTGATCCTGTAGAATTTTCTCTTCTTTTCTATTCGACATATTTTTGTTTTCTAATATTTTTATCTTGTCCTCTAAAGCAATTATGTCTTTATCTATTCCACTGTTGTCTAATTTTGTTTTTATTTTTAAATATCCATCAGCCATTGTTATTCCTTCCTAAGTTGTCTCTCAAATAGCTCATCTAATCTTCTTTCTTCGTCAGTCTTTATTTTTTCTTTTTTCAAGGCAACTTGTTCTTTTTGCTTTATCCATTTTGCTTTTTCCTTTTCATCTTTTATGTTTGATATATCAAATGTTCTAACAAATCTAACTCTACTTAGTACACACTTGTCGCTTAGACCACATAACAAATTATAAAATTCCCACCAATGCATATAAGTTTTAGGTCGAATTTTCTTACCATAATCATAAAAAAAAGAAGTCCTAATGTATTCCCAGTCTTGCTCGAAATCCATATCAACTTCATTGTCATCATTATTTGTTTGTTCTTTATTGCATCTAAGATATTTAAGTCCGATTTTTATCAAATCTTCCCAATCATTCGAAGCATTTAGTCCCTTTTCTCCAAATAGCAAATATATTATTGCTAGAGCTCTTTCCTCATCTTGAATATCGCTTTCAGCAATTTTATTGCATCTTAGTGCAACTCTAAAATCAGTGTTAATTTTATACTTATTTGTCCCAACTTTCGCAAAGTGAGGATAGTTATTCATTAGTCAACACATCGCTTTCCTCTTCAATCTTATATTTATCTTTTATTCTCTTTGTCATATTGGTTACAGTTAATTTCATTTTATCCATATAAGGTTCTAAGGCTTCGCTTAAATCATCAAACATCTCCCAATATGGAGTTCTTCCATTTAAGAATTTCTTTGTTCCACCTTTTCCTAAAAACAAATCCATAGCCTCCTCAGCCTTTTTGTAAAACTCACGAATAGCTTTTGCTTTTTCTTCTTCATTTGTGCTTAAATAACCTTTGCCTTTATGATCTTGTCTCTTATTTATGATTATCATCTTTCCTCTTAAATCAGTTCTTGCATTGTTAATTAATGTAACACACTTATTATATCTAAGAGGTAGCCCAACATCAGCCAAATCAAATTCTAAGCACACTTCTTTGCCATTTGAATCCTTTACGATATTCCCTTCACTATCTATAATTCCTAGTTTAAAAATATCTTTATTTTCTTTTAATTTTATACGTTCCATTTTTCCTCCTAATTATTGCAGACTAAAATCCACGCAATAAAAAAGCACCAGCTTATATACTGATGCCTCTTGATTATATAACTTCATTTCTAATATTTTGCTTTTTAGCATTTTCCCATTTTGTTGTAAGTCTCATCATTTCTTCTTTTGAATGTTGTACATATTTTAAAACAGCAGTTTGCTCTTTATCCATTATGTACATTTCTCCAAAATTAAAAACGTTTTCCCTTGCAGTAATATTGACAATCCTATATAGTGGAACTATTTTCTGTTTTTTGTTAAACACACCTGTTTCAACAATTAGCTTTTCATCATTGTAATAGTATTTACAATTTTTTAGAATAAAATAGTAGCATAATGGAACTATTAACGATATAAACATTGTTGGTACGCTAAGAAGAATACCTAGAATTAACCAAAATATTAGCCAAAATTTACTGACTGTTATGTAATAATAATTATCTTCCATTATACTCTCCTTTATTTTAAGCCTATTTGGCTCTTTGCGCTAACTTCGCCATTCATAAATGATATAGTTGCATTAGATATACCATTAGATGCATACCAGTAGTATATTTTCATTGTTTGAGAACCATAAGAACTTTCTGTTGATAATGTTCCTTCTTCTCCCATAATATCTACTACTTCTTGATATGTCATTCCAGTTTCAATCTTGTTGAATTTTTCTAGCGTTGCTTTTTCTTGTTTTTGTACAGTAGTATTTGTAGATGTTGGTGTTGTGCTGTTGTTATTAGTTCCATTTGATGCTGCTACTGCTACACATATTAAAGCAATTAATAATATAGCCGTTAACCCCCTATGTTTCACAAAAAAATTTCTTTGGTCCTTTCCACATTTAGGACATGTTTTAGCATCTTTGCTAATCTCAGTTCCACATTCTTTACAAATTTTTAGTGCCATTTTTCTTCCTCCTCTTATTACCAATTATAATCAAAGTATAGCACATCGTTCTTGTCGAATGTTGTCGAAATCTGTCGATTAGAATTAATTTTCAGGAGAAAATGTTGGAACTCCTTTATTAAATGTAACTGTTCCAAATGTTGGGTCTCCACTATAATCAATATTATACTTAATCTTAGCTGTTTCTCCACCATTTGAATTTATTTCTATAGCAACATCCCACATTCTTGCTCTGTATGTAGGAGTAGATTCTTCGTTTGTTACACTATATTTATCTACTTCTAGTAAATGTGTTTGTGCCTCTGTTCCGGTAAGCATTCTATATCTTATATTATCTATAAATTCAAATACTTCATCGCCTTTATATGCAGTTTGTTCTACGCCAGAGCTTGGTCCATAAGAGTCTATTGCAGTTCTTTTTGTTCTTTCTATAATCCATTTTTCTTCTGTCTTTTCTGCATTATAGTCAGTTGATTTGTCTGTAACTCCTACTCCTATTATTTTCCATGATGGCGTTTCTCCTGATGGATTTATATCTAAGAAGTCTTGCCATTCATCTCTATTTATTTTCCTTAAATTCAACATTTTTAATTTTCCTCCTCATCAAATTCGCTATAATTTAAGTAACATTGTATTCTATAAATAGCCTCATTTGCATTTGTAGCAAAAATATAGCCATTTGTTGTTGCACCTATTTCATATACTCCCTTAATATCTGGGTATATATGTTTCTTATTATTAATTTCTAACCACTTTTTAAAATCTTCATAAAATTTAGAATTATCTATATTGTTTTGGACATCTTCGTTCCAACGCATTTTACTATCAAAAGTAAATAAGAATTGCTTTTCTGCCCCAACTCTAAACTTAGTTAAAATTGGGTTATATCCTGCATTTTCATTAACTGAATATGTTTCAACTTTATCAGCTAAATATTCTACATTAAGTTCTGCAAATTGTTTTAAATGCGGACACTTGGCAATATATTCTCTTATTTTATCTATTTTGGCTTCATCATTCATTTGTCTATCTCCTTTTGTCCTGCATTTAGAATATCATCAAAATGGTCTGCTAACATACGTTCTACGAAATGGTCTCCTCTTAAAGGTCCACTATGATAATTTAATCTTTCATTGCTTTGGACTTTTTTTATTCCTGGTCTGCTCCAGTATCTACCACTATTTTTATCATAAAAAGCTCCTATTTTATATTTAGGATCAATATATTTAGTGCCTTCGTACTGATAATGTGCATATGGTGTATTTATATTAATTTCTCCACTTCCAACTTTTGTTGAGTTATACATACTCGTTATCATCTGGTTACTGTCCATTGGCATATACTTATCTAAATATCCCATGAAAGCACTATCTATAACTTTCTGTGTTCTTCCACCATCAAGTCCGTATTTATCAATAATCTGTTGTTTTTGAATACTGTCAAATGCAATTATATAGTCCATTATATTAACCTCCTGTTACTGCAAAATGCCACATATCTTCACTACCATAATCTCTAATAGCAATATTAGTGATTTTCATTACTTCTTGATGTCGTTCTAATAATTCAGGAATACTTGAAAAATCTTCTATTTTACCTTTCACTAAGTAATCTCCTTTTTGAAGCGTCCAGCCAACGTCCTTAGCTGTAAGAAGTAGAACTGGTAATGAATTTATTTCTCCTACAGAAGCAGAATTAACTTCTTCAACGGTTAATTTATTGATTTCATTATTAAAATCCTCTGGTGTTTGATAACCTTCTTCTCTCATCAATATTCTCGCAGTCAAACTATCTTCTTTCATTAAAAGTACACCATTCATTGATATTCCATTGCTTGAACTCCAAAATCCTTTTACATAGCTTACTTTATATTCAGCCTTTTTAGTTCTTTTATTAAGGCATCTATTTAATATTGTTATATCTTTATCAAACATATCTTCCATATTAAACACCTCTGTATAATAAGCCTGTATGCAATAGGTATAATCTAATCTCTTCTAGTATCTTATTTTTTTTGTTAGAAATTTCTTTTTCTAAATCAGCTATATTCGTAGTGTTAGCAAAAGTTCTATGCAAATCTGCTACTTGTTCACTTGCAAGTATCCTATCTGTTTTTTCACTGCTTGCCAATTTAGATTTACTTGTTTCAATTTTTTCAATTTTAAATAAAATATCAGCAACAGAGCAAGTTGCCATTTGTACTTCTTCTTTGTAGTTTGTTATATCTCTATCAAAGATGTTTTTACGTACTTCTGCACTTGCTCTTATTACCATTCTATTAAAATCGGATTCGGGCATGTTGCCCTTATATGTATCTCTATAAAAACCATAATCGGTATAATTTATCATGCCCTCACTCCTCTTATTTTACTTTAATATTTCTAAATACTCCAGCTTTTAGTGTATTTTTAAGAACAACTGCAGCAACCATTTCTACGTCCCCTTCTTTAACTGTTCCAGGAGCTTTCATATCTGGTAAACATGTACTTAAAACTCCTGTTCCTGTAGGTGATACACCATGGAAACCGTCTTTTGCTATTTGAATAGCATATAAGTCTGTTAAGCCCTCTTCTGAAATCTTAACACAAGGTGTCGTATTTACACCATCAAAATATTCTTCTAAATCAACTAATGGTATGTTATCCCACATATCTATGCTTCTACCAAATGCATCCTCTGATTTAGTATAATATCCTGCTCTTCTTGCAATACCTTTAATTTTTGTAATTAATTTGTTGTTTCCTAAAAACATTGTTGGCTTACCTTGCATAATAGAAACGAAGTCATCCATTTTGTCTAAAAATTCTTGATAATTATCATCCATTTTTTTAGATGTTGATAAATCAAAGGCATTTTTCAATTCATAATATGTACCTATATTTGCTTTAGCTGGACTTGCAACTTTTGTATATTTATATGGAGAACTTGTAGTTCCTGAACCGCTTCTAGTGTAATATGTCTTTCCTTCTAATATATCAGTATCTGTTGTTTGTGCATATTCAGCTGCATTATATTCAGTACTAGAACCTTTTAACATAACATCTAATCCATTAAATTCATCTTCATTTACTGCTTCATTTCCATTTATTACTGTATTATGGAATAAATTTATAGCTCCTTTTATTTTTTCTTTCATTTGGAAGTCTAATTCATCAACTGCTCCAGATGTATTTATTAATACACGATCAATTTTAAAATTTCCTCCAAATATTTTTAGATCAGCACTTGCTTTTTCTCTTTTAGCTTCGTTATTTGTATACTCACCATTTATTTTTCTGAATCCTGCTGTTGAAGGTGTTTTCAACTTCATGTATCCATAAGTTAATGTGCTTCCTCCTGTCCCAGGTGCTACCGCATTGTCAAATATTAACTTATCTAGCAATAAAGACCCTCTTCTAAATTCATCAATGACTGCTTGGTCTACTTTATCAGCCATTCCTACTTTTGCTTCTTCTAATGTTATCATAATTCTTTCCTCCTAATTTTTATTTAAATTTTTCTTTTAAAGCTTCTCCAAGAGATAATTCTTTATTATTAAAATTTGGATTATTGTTTGGATTTGCTCCTGTAAATGTTGGTAAAGGTTTATCGCTGTCAAATAAATAATCATGGCTTTCTTTAATAGAGTTTATTTGGTCCTCTAATCCTTCCACAATTTCAAATTTGTCATTATATTTAACCTTTTCCATATCTAGCATTTTACTTAAAATACTAGTATCTTTTGCTTTATACTTAGATAAAGCTTTGTCTAAAGCATTTTGCTTTTTGAAAACTTCAATTTCTTTAGAACCTTCTGTTTTTCCTCTTTCATACTCAGACTTTTTAATAGCTTCGACGTCTACTTTCTCAAGTTCAGCTATTTTGTTGTTCTTTTCTGAAATAGTAGTGTCTTTAACATTTATTTGTTCTGTTAAGTCATCTACTCTTGCTTTTAAAGATGTAACATCTTTTCCTGCTTCTGCCATTATTTTTTCAATAGCATCTGTTTCAAGTCCTAAATCCTCTAAAAATTTTCTTTTCATATTGTTCCTTTCTCCTACTACGAACTTTTACGTGTTTTTCTTCACGATGTAGTTATGCACTTATTCACGACCTGCATATAGTCGATTTTGGATATAAAAAATAGAAGTCCATTTTTGAACTTCTATGATTTAACTATTTAATTATTATTGAGGGTTAGGTACTCCGCCACCTCATATTTTTATTAATCTTCTATTTTTCTAATTATTCTTTCTTCTGGTATCGGAGATGTGCCTGCTATATAACATTGTTCTCCAGCTATACTTCCTTGTATGTCAGTTATAACTACAATACAACCATTAGTTAGTTCAACCTTATCTCCTATCTTATATTTCATAAATATACTCCTTTCCAAAATATTTTACACAATTAGGTGTATAATGGCATTTACTGCCCCTTACTACTTCTAACGTACTATTATTTTTTATTGTGTATGCTTCTAAATCATCGGCAAAACTATATGATATTTTCTGTTCTTTTAATACTTTCTCAATCTCTTCTTTTGTTCCATCAAAAAGTATTTCTAAAATATCATCTATTCCCATTATTCCACCTCCTCATATCAAAATATCTTTTTATTATTTTATTTATATATATGTGTCTCTCATTATCTCCTATGTTCTTCAATCTTTTATAGTAATTTGTATTTGTGCTCGCTATTTTAGCTTCTAATTTTTCATGCAATAAAGTATCTATTAAAAATTCCTTTGTGTTTTTATCTTGTTTTCCTATTTCTATTTTTGTTATTTCCTTACATTCTCCCCAAGGATACTCAATATATTTAGTCCTTCCATTATCTCCTATCCTTGGATTATATTCTGGATTCTTGGGAAATTTTATATTCTTTAGCTCATTACTACATATATTATCGATTTGTTCTTGTGATATAGTATAAGCACTTCTTTGCGCTCTTTTTTCTTTTATTATTATATCACTTTCTTTAGGTTTTGTCACATTTTTATAGTTTTTTATATGTTCTCTGCTGTAATCTCTTTTTAAGTTGTTTTCCTCTGTAAATGTACTTAATCTGTCTTGCCACTCTCTTGCCTTTGAGCTAGCTTTTTTATACTGTTCTTCATCAAGTGATTTTTTTGCGATTACTTGTTTCCTTTTCCACTTACGAACTCCACTTTCTAAATATCTTTGTTGTTGTGTCTTTTCATATTGTTCTTTATTCTCATCGTAAGTAAATCCCAAATCTTCTTTTTTGGTTGAGCCATACCACACCATAAACAAGTGTTTGCAGTTGATGCCTACTATACCTTGAACATCTCCATAATTGCAATGTTCCATAAAGTCAGGAAGTTTCTTTTCTTCTTCTGTGGCCTTTCCATCATAGTCCCAGCAAAAAAATTGAAGTTCTTGCCACCAAGCATGATTTGTATAATCTTCTCCTCCATCACCAGTTCTTGCTCCAAAATGATTAGTAACTCTTACGATGTGATTTCCACTTTCTTTTATTACTTCTTCATTCACTTTTCCCGCCAAGCCTCTTGTTGCAACTAACAAGTCTCTTCTTACTGTTCCTACAACGTCATAATTCTTTATTGAGCCATTTTTATTTTGATAGGTAAGTATAGATATTCCTTTATCTCCTAGCTTGTCTAAACTCTCTAATATTGCTTCTTGGTAACTACATACTCCAGCATTTGTTTTTATATATGTTTCTGTAATTATGTCCGTGTACGTTTTTCTTACTTGTTCTTGTATCGTCTTATTTAAACTCAGAAAAGTCTTTTCTGCTTCATTGTAACTATAGTTTATAAGATTTTGTATATTTACACTATTCATAATCTTTTCAGGATTCAATAATGCATTCTTTTGAGTTGCAATATTCAGCTGGTCAACTGGTATTGAATTTACACCAATGTCTTGCATAGCTTTTAATAACTCTTGTTTTGTTTTTCCTGTATATTCTTCTAATAGCTTTAATGTTTCATTATTTAAGCCACCAAGTTCTTTTAATTTTTCAAAATACCAATAGTCACTATTAATGAACTCTTCATTCAAATTAAAATGTTTTGCAATTTTTTCTATCAGCTCTAATTCCATCTTAGAATATATTGTTAAGATTGGTTTAATTGCACTTTGTATTTTATCTTCTAACATAAACTATTCCTCTTGTACTTCGTTAGGTATTTGTTCTTTACTTCGTTCTCGCATTTTATTTACATACTCTGTTGCTTCTTCTTCTGAGTAATCCCTTGTTTGCACAAAGTATTCAATATCATCTATTAGCCCAGCATTTTTTTCTACTAATGCTTGTGCTTGTTTCTTTTCGCTATCAACCAATATACTATCGTCCCAATCAAAACTTACATCAGAACCTACTTTATGTTTTATTCCATATAAACTCATTAAAACATCTATACTATAAATTAAATCTTCAAGTGCTGTTTGCAATGCTCCTTGAACATCTGATACAGTTACATAATAGTCTTGTTTGCTTGATTTGATTTCTGTTGCTGTTTTTTCAACATTCTCTATTTTTGAGATAGTACCAAATGCTAATCCACATTGACTTTCGCATTGTCTTAATAATTCATTTAATCCATTAAATAATGCTGTGTCACGTATTGCTGGACTAAATACATTCCAGGTTTTCTCATCACCGAAATCAATTTTCCTGTATAGTCTTTCTTTTCCTTTAGGCAATATGTCCTTTCCATCGTCATCTTTTTTGAAAGCTGTTTCATCAACATCAATAGCAAGCTCAGAGCCTTCGTATTCCCATAAAGTTCTACTAAACTGTTTGTCTATTTCTGCTAATGTATCAATTGCATTTGCAAATATTGCAACACCCACAGGACTAGTATTGTCTATAGGATTTGCAATGGGGATTTTAAAGTATCCACCTAGTAGTCTATTAACATTATTTATTTCCAGTTCTTCTTGGATATTTGCCCATTCTGGTACTTGTGAGAGCATAATCTGAGCACCTAATATGTTAGAATTATGTACTGTAGTTTTATATGCTTTGTTTTTAATTTTAAGTGTAGTATCTTCCAATTCTTGATATTCAAGTCTAGTATAAACATCTCTTCCTCTTGTAATTTGATCAATAAAAATAGCACCTAGCAATTCGCCAGTGCTATCAAATTTTGTAGGTATAAATTTATCTGCTTGAATACAACTAACCTTAATTTTTCCGTTGCTATAAAATGGCTTGAAGAACATTCCACCTTTTCCAAGAGCATATTCTGTATTGGTTCTTATATTCTTAATAAATCTCTGATATATCTTATCTATTTCTTTATCATCAACTTTTGTTTTTAGTTCTATTGTTACAGCCTTTGCAACTTTTTCACATATTGTCTTTGCGACATGAAGTGATTTAATCTCTTCATTCAGCCAAGGTGCTTTCCCATTATAAATGTTTGACCATCTTTCAATAGCAGATAACACCTCGTCACTTGTTGATATGTCTATATTAAAATCTTTTGCTATATCTGTTGTATTAAACATTTTACTTATTGCTCCTTTAATAAAATTTACTATTCTTTCAAACATTGTGTCCTCCTACGCTACCCTGCTATACTGTCTTAAATATCTTTCCCAGCTGTATTCAAATGCATCTAGTGTATCTATATCAGATGTGCCATCATCTAGTCTTTCATCTTTTCCTTGTTCTTTCGGTTTGTCACTATATACTGCATTTTCGAAAGCTAACTCCAAAGTCTTACAATCATGAGTCATAAAAAATTTGAAACTAGCCATCAAACTTGTCGTACATCTAATTCTATCAATTATTTCATTCTTTATGCTGTTCCTAATAGTTATGTGCGGATATTTAATCGACACCATTGTTTTTATTCCATTTATTAGCGTTTGTTCTGCACTATCTGGATATATTGTACTAACTTGCCCATATTTATTTTGAACTCTCTCAATAAATAGATCTATAGCTTTATATAACTGTTGAGGTGTCATGCCTGTTGCTTCTATTCTTTCAGACATTAATGCCGTAAGCTTTGAATAATTATTTTTTATTCCACTTGCAACAAATGTATGTGCTGAACCATTTCCACCAAAATCTATTCCAATTTGAATGATGTCGTAATCTGGTGTTTCTGTATAATAAGCTTCTTTATTGTTGCTATAAACAGTATAAATAGAACCTTCTGCTGTCACCCATAATCCTAGAATGTTTCGCTTATAGAATACTCCAACAAACATTCTCTTATATCTCTCTTTAACAGCCTCAGACAATGTCAAATTATCATCCATCGTGAAATGTAAATATAGAATATTCTTTTCTTTAATCTTATCTATATACTCTAATTTAAACCAATGATTTGGATTCTTAGGATTACAATTAAACCAGAATTTCGCACCCTCTACACTTAATCTTGCTATGCCTTGCTCAACAAATGATTGTGGCATTAAAGCAACTTCATCAAAGAATATTCCAGCTAAAGTCATACCTTGAATTAGATCTTGGCTTGCTTCATCTTTTCCTCCAAACAAATAAAAATAGTTAGTCTTACCATTTTTACTAACTATTATCAGATTTTCACTTCTTTTATGTTCATATTTATATTTTAGAGAATGTAATTGTTTCTTTAATGTATTTATTACATTTCTATTTAATGAACCAATTGTTTTTCCACAGATAGCAAAGTCACATTCGTCATATTTTTCCATAGCCCACATTACGAAGCTTGGTGCCATACTAATAGTTTTACCACTTCTTACTGCTCCATCTGCTATTATTCCGTCTTTATCTTTCATTGGAGAATTATCATTCCACCAGGTAAATACTTTTTGTTGCTTGTTAGACATTGGTTTCCACTTGAAATTAGCCTTGTTTTTCTTCTTCACTCCAAATGTCCTCCGTCTTATTATTTAATGCTTCTATAAATGAATTGTCTTCATTATCGTCATCTGTTTCTTTATCTAATCCTTTTGCTAACCTTTGTCCTCTTTGCGTCTTCTCTAATATATCTACCATTTTTTTTAATTTATCGTAATCTGGCATACCTAAATGCATATATTCACTTGGCTTTTTAAAGCTGCCTTCTAATACATCAAGAAAACTGTCATATAATTTTAAATGTCTTGTATTTATATCTACTTCTTTTTCTATTTCTCTTTCAGTAACTTTTTCTATTATTTTTGTCGCTTTTTTGTCTTCTTTTTGTCTCTTTTTGTCTTTCCAGCCTGATGTATGTTTCCTCGTCGTTCCATTGTTGTTTATTCCTTTATCTTTTAAGAAGCTACTTACTGATTTATAATCACTTAATATGTATTCTTTTTCTAACTGCTTCCAGTCATACTTAGCCACCTCGCTCACCTACTTTGTTTGTCTTTATCTTCGTCTTTCAATAACACTTGTCTAATAACTGTGCCACCTATTCCATGTATAATTATTCCATCTTCTGCTTTTGAATATTTACTTACTATCTCATTTATAAAATCATTGATACTTGCTACTACTTCACATACATCTTCGTAGGTAAACGTTTTATCGTCATTTTGATTATGTCCGTATTCATACAACCATACATGAGTTAGTTCGTGTTTTAAAGTCTTAATTATATTTGCTTGATCTTTTAACAACATTACCTTTTGAGTTTTATATATCGTTACTCCTAACGTTTCATTATTTTTCATCTCATTATTTATTGTGGCTTCGTCTACTTCTTCTATCGTCCACTCTGTATTGTTTATCTTGAATTTCATATCTTTTCTCTTCCTTCTCACATTGTTTGTTATACCTGCACTGCTCACACTTGTATTTCATACAGTTCGTATAATTAATCTTTTCTTTCATAGTACGCACACTTTGTTATAACTACGTCATTTAAGGCGGATATTCTTATCTCGCATAGATCTTTATCTTTATTTTTACAGTTCTTACAATTTTCTTTTACATATTTCTCATATCTTTCTTGATTAGTCATAACAACACCTCTTTCGTTATTTTATAAAATACTAGAAAATGATGTAACTGCACATCACTTTATACTATTTTACGGCACTAGGGGCTCCTATACTAGAAAGGAGCAATTACCTATAACCTAGATTTATAACTTTATTGTTATCGTAAAAATTACTAAAAACGCTATTTGTTTTCGTATAATAGTAAACCGCTCTTTGTAATTACATCTAGCATCGCCAAAAGAGTAAAAGCTTTGGTTGCGATGGTTAGAGTTGCACTAACTATCTTCAGCTTATGAGACTGACGAGATTTCTGGTTCTCCACAATCGCAATATGTAGGCAATGTATTTTAGCCCATTGCCTTAAAGGCTTACTATATTTCTATTTATATTTCCTAATGCACAAAAGGGTAAAGCTTAAACTAGAATCGCCTTACATTTTATATGAATTACCAAAG